GACGCTTAAGGAGGTCACCATGAACATTCAAAGATATAGTGCTGCCGATTTACCAACACTATTTGATAAAATTTCTAAGAACAGTATAGGAATGGATGAGTACTTTGACTCATTCTGGAACGCAACACCATCAAACTATCCACCCTATAACTTAATCCATGAATCAAATGTACTATCCAGATTAGAGATAGCACTGGCAGGATTCAAAAAGAAAGAAGTTAAAGTTTACACAGAGTATGGTAAACTAACTGTAGAAGCAGAGAAAGAAGAGAAAACAGAAACAGGTAGCTATGCTCACAAAGGTATAGCAGCTCGTTCCTTCTCAAGACAATGGTCACTCGCTGACGACACTGAGATAGGTGATGTCACATTTGAGGATGGACTACTTACAGTATCACTGAAGAAAGTAGTACCAGAACACCACGCAAGGAAGGATTACATCTAACCTACATAAGGGGGATTGACAAAAGTCAGTTCCCCTTTTATAATATATGCATACATGACCTTGCCATGATAGACGAGACAAGAATTAAATTAGTATTCACACGTGATGGAGACAACATCATCTGTGACTTACAAGAAGCAGTTGATAAAGAGACTGGTAAGAGACAGGCATACATCATGACTATACCTTATAAAGTATGGATCATAGATCAACCTGAGACTCCTGTTAACATGGAAACATTTGAAGACCAAGAGGTCAAGATCAGATACACTCCATGGAATCCATTTACTATTGATCAGAAGATCGCTATCACACCTGACTATGTGATATCAGTAATGGAACCATCACCTAGTATCCTACAGACATACCTCGCTAACGTGAGAGCAAAGTCAGGAGATCAGGGTGCTCCTGTGACACCTACTGAGGTTGTAAATGATTAAACTATTGATGTTGAGAACTGGTGAAGAAGTTATATCTACAGTCAAAGAGATAGTTGATCCAGAGAACGATAAACCATTAGGTTACCATCTACACAAACCATTCAGACTAGATATCGTTGACTCATCACAGGGTCAGGGGTATCAACTTGAGTGGTTTCCTTGGGCACCTCTAAGTAAAGATAAAGATTTTTATTTACCAGGTAGTCACGTAGTCACAGTGTACAATCCATTAGACGCACTGACCACGCAGTACATATCTGCTATAGATGAAGAGAGATATGATGCTAACTTCAAGAAACATGAAGAGAGATTCAACCTCAGTTATGATGAGAATGATCTAGATGAAATGTTTAAAGAAGCAGAGAAAATTATGAACGAGGATGAGGAAACTAAACCTGTATGATATATACGATGACGTAGTTCTCTCATACAAAACAGATCATAAATTTCACGGTGCTAAACGCATAGAAATAGAAGGAACTGTTATCCTCAATAAGATAGTGGTAGAGTATCCTGCTAAGATCAATGGTGAGTTTGGTATCTTAGCATTTGATCAACCTATAGATGCCCCACTATATCAGAATTATATTCCTCAACCCTTCCCCTTATTTGTAGGTGGTACAGAGCAGTTCGATCATCTTATGTTCAACGGTCCTGATTACTTTAAGATAAGGGTTGACGAATATAAACCTTGGATGTATATTGGTAACATCTATGACAGTGAACTTGATATCACTCCTGTCTACAAATACTACAGACAAGAGAACGACTTAAATAAATTAGAAACAATATGGAAACGCAACTCCTCTTACTAAAGACAGGTGTCTACCTGATTACACAGATTGAAACTTTGGATGAGGAACCCGCTGCTCATCTGTTACAACCATACTCAATCACATCTGATGGAATGTTAGAACCATGGCCACTACACACAGTGGATGAAGATGTCTTGATTTATTCTGACACTATTGCTACAATCTTAGAACCCAAGAAAGAAATTCTTGAGAAGTACAAGATGGTAACTAAATGAGTTTTTATACAAACGTAAATCTGATTGGTAACAATCTTCTCTACATAGGATATGAGGATGGACAACGTATTCAACGTAAGTTTAAATTCTCTCCTACTCTCTACGTAGTCAGCAATCAGATCACAGATTACAAAACTCTTGATGGTCGTTATGCTAAACCTATCAGATTCAATACTGTAGGTGAAGCACGTGACTTCAAGGACAAGTATAAAGACGTAGAGAATTTTGAGGTACATGGTTATGATAGGTTCTTATATCAGTATATTTCTGAGGAGTTCTCCGACGAAGTTGACTACGATATCAAGACTCTCAAGATTACATCACTTGATATTGAAGTCGCATGTGAAAATGGCTTTCCTAACGTACGTGAATGTGCGGAACAGTTACTGGCGATCACAGTACAGGATTATCAGACACGTAAACTTAAAGTATTCGCGACGAGGGATTATCACAACACTCGTAAGGATGTTGATTTTATCTATTGTGACGATGAGAAACATCTGCTACAGTGCTTCCTTGCTTATTGGCAAACTGACTTCCCAGATGTTCTTACAGGGTGGAATGTCGAGTTGTATGACATACCTTATATCTGTGGTCGTCTTGAACGTCTATTCGGAGAAAGAGAATTAAAGATGATGTCCCCATGGGGCATGGTAAAGAGTGAAGAGATAGAGATAAAAGGTAGAACAAATATTCTATACAATCTTATGGGGATCAATGTACTAGACTACATGGATCTGTATAAGAAATTTACATATACAAATCAGGAATCATATAGACTAGATCACATAGCATTTGTTGAACTAGGTCAGAAGAAATTAGATCACAGTGAGTATGAAAACTTCAAGGACTTCTACACGAAGGACTGGCAGAAGTTTATCGACTACAACATCAAGGACGTGGAACTTGTTCTACAACTAGAGGAGAAGATGAAGCTCCTTGAACTTGCTGTCGCACTAGCATATGACGCTAAGGTAAACCTAAAGGATGTGTACTATCAGGTACGCATGTGGGACACACTGATCTATAACTTCCTAAGACAAAGGAACATAGTGGTGCCACCCGCAAAGAGATCAAACAAAGATGAGAAGTACGCAGGAGCATATGTAAAAGAACCTATACCTGGCAAGTATGAATGGGTGGTATCGTTTGACCTTAATAGTCTGTATCCTCATCTCATCATGCAGTATAATATTTCCCCAGAAACACTTTGGGAATCACGTCATCCATCTGCTAGTGTTGATAGACTCCTCGAACAGACAGACAGGATAGATCCTAAGTTTGCTACGTGTGCTAATGGTGCACAGTATCGTAAGGACATCCATGGTTTCCTACCAGAGATGATGCAGAAGATCTACGATGAACGTGTACAGAGTAAGAAACTGATGCTCATAGCGAAGCAAGAGTATGAGAAGACACCTACTAAAGAACTAGAGAAGAGTATCAGTAAGTATAACAACATACAGATGGCACGTAAGATTCAACTTAACTCTGCCTATGGTGCCATTGGTAATCAGTACTTCAGATATTATAATCTCAGAAACGCTGAAGCGATTACGTTGTCAGGTCAAGTATCAATTCGTTGGATCGAGAACAAAGTAAATGGTTACTTGAATAAGTTGTTAAATAGTAATGAAAAAGATTATGTTATCGCTAGTGATACCGATAGTATCTACATCTGTTTAGATGATCTAGTTACTAAAGTTTATGGTGATAAGGAAGTAGGTCAGGAGAAGGTGGTTGATTTTCTTGACAAGGCATGTAAGGAAAAAATAGAACCCTTCATTGATAGATCGTACACTGAGTTGGCAGAGTACACTAACGCTTATGAACAGAAGATGTTTATGAAGCGAGAGAACATTGCTGCTAGAGGTATCTGGACTGCTAAGAAAAGATACATCCTCAATGTGTGGGACAGTGAAGGTGTCAGATACAACAAACCAAAGCTGAAGATGATGGGTATCGAGGCAGTCAAGTCCTCTACTCCGATGCCATGTCGTAAAGCTATTAAGGACGCACTAAACATCATGATGACTGGTGAGCAGGATGAACTCACTACCTTTATAGACAACTTCAAAGAAGAGTTTTATTCACTACCACCAGAAGACATCGCATTTCCGAGGTCAGTCAATGGACTACGCAAATTCAAATCAGACACAGACGTGTATTCAAAGGGATGCCCGTTACATGTTCGTGGATCTCTCTTATATAATTTTTATGTCTCTAAGAAGAAACTGGAGAACAAGTACCCTCTCATTCAAGAAGGAGAAAAGATAAAATATATCTACATGAAAGTAGGTCGCACGAATTATACTGGAGAGAACGTACTATCGTTCCTCAACACATTTCCAAGGGAACTTGGACTAGAGGAGTGTCTTGATCGCAAGGCACAATTTAAGAAATCCTTTCTCGATCCTTTACAAATCATCACTAATGTGATAGGATGGAGTACGGAGAAAAAGTCAACGCTTGAGTTTTTATTTACATGAGTTTTTTGAAAGAAGTCGTTAAAGAAATTGGTAACGACTACGCAGGAATACTTGCGGATGGATCAGTAGGAGATATCGGAGGGTATGTAGATACTGGTTCTTATATTTTTAACGCACTGGTAAGTGGTAGTATCAATGGTGGTATCCCTTCCAATAAGATCACTGCCATCGCAGGAGAATCATCTACAGGTAAGACATTCTTTTGTCTTGGTGTTGTAGAGAATTTTTTAAGAGAGAACAAGGACGCAGGAGTTATATACTTTGAATCTGAAGCTGCTATCAGCAAACAGATGATGGAGGATCGTAACGTTGACACCTCACGTATGATGCTTGTACCTGTCACTACAGTACAGGAGTTTCGTACTCAAGCAATCAGAATCTTAGACAAATATTTAGAACAACCAGAGAAAGATCGCAAACCCTTAATGTTTGTTTTAGATTCTCTTGGTATGTTGTCAACCAGTAAGGAGTTGGAAGACTCAGCAGCAGGGAAAGACACACGTGACATGACTAGAGCACAGGTAGTCAAGGCAATCTTCAGAATACTTACACTGAAGTTAGGTAAAGCGAACGTGCCAATGCTAGTTACTAACCATACATACGATGTGGTCGGTGCCTATGTGCCTACCAAAGAAATGGGTGGAGGTAGTGGACTCAAGTATGCTGCGTCTACAATCATCTATCTTTCTAAGTCTAAGGAGAAAGATGGTAAAGAAGTGATAGGAAATATAATCAAAGCAAAGACTGCCAAGAGCAGATTATCAAAGGAGAACGCAAGTGTCAGCATCAGACTATACTATGATGAACGTGGACTTGACAAACACTATGGACTATTGGAATTGGGTGAAAAGTATGGAGTATTTGAGCGTAAAGGAAATCGGATCGTTGTTGGTAATAGCAGTGTATATCCTTCTGCAATACTTAAGGATCCAGAGAAATATTTCACCGAAGAAATAATGGAGAAGTTAGATTGGGCAGCAGGACAGGAGTTTAAATACGGTTCATGAAAGTAGAAGCATTTCCTACACTGATCTACCGCTATCATCTAGATGATCAAGATCCTATCAAGGCAAGGGTAGAAGAATATTACAAACAGAATAAACTTAAGGAGAACACACCTGACCAGTGGAACTGTAACTTGTTTACATCCTATGGGTCTGGTGCGTTTCCTATTGGTGAGTGTCTAGATGCATTCACACCCACACTCGATGAGTTCCAGACAGAATCACAATCTTATGGTAATATGATACTGACAGATTTGTGGTTGAATGTATATGAGTCACAGAACTGGCAGGAGAAACACATCCATTCGCCAGGTCAGTGGTCAGGTGTGTACTATGTTCACTTCGATCCGAATGAACACAAGGCAACCAACTTCTATCACCCCTGTGAGACATTGCTTGCGACAGCGGGCATCACACAGAACACTCTTGTACCATGGGTACAGGAAGGTGATATGATTATCTTTCCATCATGGTTAGAGCATGCTGCTCCCATGAACAAATCCTCCAAGATGAGGTCGACTATATCATTTAACTTTTTTATTGAGGAAGACATCTATGAAGGTGGAAACACTGATACTGAAGAATCTGTTATTAACTGAGGAGTATCCTCGGAAAGTTCTTCCGTTTATTAAGCAAGAATATTTTGAAGACAAAACAGACCAAGTATTATTTGACATAACCCATAAATACTTCGTAAAGTATTCTGCTGTTCCATCAGTTGAAGCCCTTACCATTGAAGTAGGTAAGATATCTACACTTAGTGATGATCAGTTCAAGCAGATTACCCAGACATTAGAGTCGTTCGATAAAGAAACAACTGAACTCGATTGGTTGATTGATACTACTGAGAAGTGGTGCCAAGACCGTGCGATTTATCTTGCTCTCATGGAGAGTATCAAGATAGCGGATGGCAATGATCAGAAGAAGAGTCCCGATGCTATACCAAGTATACTATCGGATGCTCTTGGGGTGTCGTTTGATAATCATATAGGACACGATTACATAGATGACTACGAAGAAAGATACGACAGTTATCACAGAGTTGAAACCAAAGTACCCTTTGATCTCGACTTCTTTAATAAAATTACAAAAGGTGGGTTACCTAGTAAGACTCTTAACATCGCGTTGGCTGGTACAGGTGTCGGGAAGTCTTTATTCATG